AGCAGATGTTAGAGGTTACACTCAAACAGCCAGATGACTTTCTAAAAATAAGGGAGACTTTGTCCCGAATAGGTGTAGCAAGTAGAAAAGATAAAACTTTATTTCAAAGTTGCCACATACTACATAAACAAGGTAAATATTACATAGTACATTTCAAAGAACTTTTTGCTTTAGACGGTAAAAAAGCTACGTTAGTAGAGAATGATGTACAAAGACGTAACACAATATCAGTTTTATTACAAGACTGGAACTTACTAACAATAGTAAAACCTGAAGCTGCTGAAAACAAAGCACCTTTATCACAAATAAAAATCATAGCATTTAAAGAAAAGAGCGAGTGGAATTTACAAGCGAAATACAATATTGGAAAAAAACAATTAACTGAAGAAAATAAAACTGAATAGGAGTATATTATGATTAGATTATACAGACTCTCATCTGGAGAGGACGTAATAGGTACGCCACAAGAAAGCGATAAAGCAAATCATGTGGCATTAAAGAAACCTTTTGTACTGATACCAATGCAAGGACAACCTGGCAAACCTATGCAAATAGGATTCCATCCTTACATACCGTACACAAAGGATGAAGTAATACATATCAAAGAGGCAAATATAATTACTGAAACTACACCTGACGATAACATGATAAATGCTTATCAACAAAATACAGGTCAGATAGTTACACCTAAAAGTAAAATTATCACATAGTATTGACTTTTAAAATCAATCGTGTTATAATAACATTATGAATTTGGCGAGTAGTTTTTACACAAACGTTGTAGAGTATAAAGGTAAGCTTCTTATAAGAGGTGTCAATAATGGACAATCTTATTTGAGTCGTATCAATTATAGTCCTAAACTATATCTACCTACAAAAGAACAATCAAAATACAAAACACTAGACGGTACTAATCTAAAAGAAAAGCGATTTGATTCTATATCAAAGGCAAAACATTTCTATAGTGAGTACAGCACAATACCAGAGTATAAAATCTTTGGTATGAATAGATACAACTATCAATACATCGCTGACGAATACAAAGGCGAGATAAGGTGGAACAAAGACTACATTAAGATATTCACACTTGATATAGAAACCGAGTGTGAGGGCGGCTTTCCCGATCCAGATACTGCAAAAGAAACGATTATCTGTATCACTATAAAAAATCACAGCAACAAACAGATTATTACATGGGGTACAGGTGACTTCATTTCTAAACAGGCAAAAGTAACTTATGTAAAATGTCAAAACGAAAAGCACATGTTGCTAGAGTTTCTAAAATTTTGGTGTAAGAATCATCCTGATATTCTAACAGGTTGGAATGTAAAGTTTTTTGATTTACCTTATCTTATGAATCGTATGAGATATATTTTTGATAATGATACTATCAATAAAATGTCACCATGGAATTATGTCAATGCAGATAGAATACAACTTGGTAATAAAAACAATCAGATATGGAATATACTAGGTCTATCTGTACTAGATTATTTTGATTTATATAAAAAGTTTACATATGTCCGACAAGAAAGTTATAAACTAAATTACATTGCCAAGGTAGAACTAGGCGAACAGAAATTAGATAACCCATATGAAACGTTTAAAGATTTCTATACAAAAGATTATCAAAGGTTTGTAGAGTACAATATACAAGACGTAGAACTTGTTGATAGACTCGAAGACAAAATGAAACTAATTGAGTTATGCCTGACTATGGCATATGATTACAAAGTAAATTATAATGATGTGTATTCACAAGTAAGATGTTGGGATACAATCATCTATAATCATTTACTTACAAAAAATATTATTATACCACCTAGAGAAGATCAGATTAAGGATACACAATACGAAGGTGCATATGTAAAAGATCCACAACTAGGTTTACATAACTGGATTGTTTCGTTTGATTTAAACAGTTTGTATCCACATTTAATTATGCAGTACAATATATCGCCAGAAATGTTTGTTGGTGTAGAACCTAAAGCAGTAGGTGTAGAAAACTTTTTAGAAGAAAAACTAAATCTCAAATGGGCAAAAGATCGTAACGTGACTATTGCACCAAACGGTGCCATGTTTAAAAGAGATAAACAAGGTTTCTTACCTGAACTTATGGAGAAGATGTATACCGAACGTGTAGTATATAAGAAGAAGGCAATTGAAGCCAAGATAGAATATCAAAAAACAAAAGACCCAATCTATTCAAATGAGATTTCACGTTGCCATAATATTCAAATGGCAAAAAAGATTTCGCTCAACTCTGCTTACGGGGCGATAGGTAATCAATACTTCAGATACTTTGATGTAAAACAGGCAGAAGCAATTACATTAGGTGGTCAGTTATCTATTCGTTGGGTAGAACGTGATGTAAATAGATTTATGAACAAGTTGCTAGGCACAGATAATAAGAATTATGTTGTGGCGTCTGATACAGATTCAATCTACCTAAAACTTGATACACTTGTTGAAAAAGTTTGTAAAGACAAATCAACAAAACAAATCGTTGACTTTCTAAACAAAGCAGCCGAAGAAAAAATACAAAAAGTTATTGACGATAGTTATCAAAATCTTGCTAACTATGTAAATGCTTATCAACAAAAAATGATTATGAAACGTGAAGCAATTGCTAACAAAGGTATATGGGTTGCTAAAAAACGTTATATGATGAATGTATTTGATGAAGAAGGTGTACGATATGATATACCTAAACTAAAAATTATGGGCGTAGAAGCAGTTAAGTCATCTACACCTGAAGTCTGTAGAGGTAAGATTAAGGATGCTATTCGTGTAATTATGAATGACAGCGAAGACGCTCTAATAAAATTTGTAAACGATTTCAAAGAAGTATTTAAAGAACTCTCGCCAGAGGAGGTTGCCTTTCCTAGAAGTTGTAATAATGTCAACAAATATATTGACAGCAATTCAATCTATAAGAAAGGCACACCTATACATGTTAAAGGTGCATTGATATATAATCACCATATCAATAAGCACAGACTAGGTATGAAATATCCTCTTATTAAAGATGGTGATAAGATAAAATTTTTAATGTTAAAACAACCAAACACAATTAAAGATACAGTTATTTCTTTCTCTACAAAGATACCATATGAGTTTGAATTACACAAGTACGTAGATTACGATACACAATTTGAAAAAACATTTACTGATCCTTTACGTTTCATACTTGACTCGATAGGGTGGAAGTTAGAACGTGAGGCAACACTAGAGGCTTTCTTTGGATGAAAATATTAATATTTGGATTACCAGGTTCAGGTAAAACAACACTAGCAAAATTGTTAGTGCCTATGTTTAATGCTGTACATCTTAACGGAGACAAAATAAGAAAAGAACTTAATGATTGGGATTTTTCCGAACAAGGCAGATTAAAACAATCAATAAGATTAAAAATACTTGCTGATAAAGCAGTTAATGAAAATAGAAAAGTAATTGCAGATTTTGTTTGCCCAACGGAATATACAAGAAAAGAATTTAATGCTGATTATAAAATATGGATGAATACAATTAAAGTAGGTAGATATGAAGATACAAATAAAATGTTTGAAGAACCTAAAAATCCTGACTTTATTGTAACTCACTTTGAGGCAGATATGTGGGCATATTTAATTAAGAATGATATTTACAAATGATAAAAGAAATTACAAAATACGTTGCAACGGAATTTATTATGTCAAGGCACTACTCTCCTGTTATGCCTAAACTAACTAAACACTATTGTGGATATTATGTTGATGATATACTACAAGGAGTTGTAACCTTTGGTTGGGGTACAAGACCTAAACATACAATACAAAAACTATTTCCGACATTAGATACTACAGATTATTACGAGATAGGTAAGATGTGCATGGACGATAGTATGGGCAAAAATAGCGAAACACAAATGCTATCAAAAGTATTAAGTTGGTTAAAAGAAAATACTAAAATTAAATTTCTATTTACTTGGGCAGATGGTCTTGTTGGCAAACCAGGTTATGTATATCAAGCATTTAACTTTTTATATGGTGGGTTTATATGGACAGATACATACGTTACCGAGAAAGGTGAAAAGGTGCATCCTAGAACTATACAAAGTCAATTACCTAATACACATAACTACAAATATGGTAGTCGTCCTAACCCAAAACAATTAAAAGAATTAAAATTAAGTAGAGTAAAAGGCAAACAATTTAGATATATTTTACCTATGAATAAAAAGATGAGAAAATTTTTAAAACATAGTACCGTAGATTGGAATTTAAACTATCCAAAAGATAAAGATTTAGTATGGAAAATTAAAAGACCTAAAGATACATCATACACATTAACAAGTGTAATGCCATTTAAACTAACAAAAGAAGTAGAATACAATAAAGATAATGTTAAAAGAAATACAGGTGCAACATTAGAAAGTTTTTTAGTATGATAGATGTATTACTATTATTATATTTAACTGTATTCATTGCTTTTCAAGCAGGTCAACGTTTTGCAATGACAAATATAAGAACAACAACATTTTTAATTATTATATTATTATTATGGACACTAATAAAATTATCAACGCCGACAGCATAGAACATCTAAAAACTTTAGATGAGAATGTATTTGATTCTTGTGTAACTGATCCACCATATCATTTACAATCTATTGCTAAAAGGTTTACAAATAGTACAGAAGCTAAATATGGTAAAGATGGTTCATTTCAAAGACTATCAAAAGGCTTTATGGGTAAAGAATGGGATGGTGGCGACATAGCATTTCAAAAAGACTTCTGGCAAGAAGTGTATAGAACTTTAAAACCAGGTGCAGTATTATTAGCATTTGCAGCCACTAGAAATTATCATAGAATGGCTGTTGCAATAGAAGACGCTGGGTTTGAAATCTTTGATATGATAAACTGGATATATGGTAGTGGGTTTCCTAAAAGAAGAAACTTATTAAAACCAGCACACGAACCTATTGTTATGGCAAGAAAAGGTATAAATCCACCATTAAATTTAGATGAGTGTAGAGTTGGTGATGAAGTATTTGATACAAGTAAAAATGTTCGTAAAGAAGCAATGAATAAGAAAGCAGTATATCAGTTAGGTTTAAAAGAAGATTACAAAGGAACAATAGTAAAAGGTAGATGGCCTGCAAATATTATTCATAGTGGTTTAGATACTGATTGGGCAGATTTCTTTTATTGTGCTAAGGCAAATAAAAAAGAAAAAGGAGATACTGAACACCCTACAGTAAAACCATTAGACTTAATGAAGTACCTAGTGCGATTAGTTACACCTGAAAACGGTCTTGTATTAGACCCATTTGCAGGTACAGGTACTACAGGTGAGGCAGCTATGTTAGAGAATCGTAAGTATTATTTAATAGAAAAAACAAAGGATTATATTAAAGATATAGAAAGGAGAGTTGAGAAATCAACGTTACCATGTTAGAATTGACATTAGCAATAGTATATGTTATACTGATATATAGTTTTATATATTGGTTATTAAAGAAATGGAACAATGAAGATATTAAAAGATAGTGTAAACGATTTCTTTAAATGGGTCAAAGGTACCGAGTTAGTAGAACTTGACAACATAGATGTATCTGAGGATCCTGTTAGACCTGAATTAACTTTAGGTTTTAGAATTACACACGATAGAAAAATATTCGGATTAAAATTTGAAAATGAAATAGAAGCAATTATTTGCGTTGCATTTTGTCCTGAAGTACCATATACCGTAAGAGAAATGGATTATATGTCCAGAGTAAAAGATGGTAAGATTGCTATTGCATATACGGTATGGTCTCGTAAAAGAGGTGCAGGTAAAGAGATAGTAAGAAAACTAGGCGAGTGGGCAAATAAAAATAAAATAGAAAGACTAGTAACTCTATCACCACTTACACCAATGGCAACACACTTTCATATTAGAAACGGTGCAAAACAAATACATATAAACGAAGAAACACAAAATTTTGAATATGACATTAAGTAATTACGCTGACGAAAACAAATTACCTATAATGGATCAACAAACGTTTGAGACCATTACAAATGAAATAGGTAAAGAAAAGTTTAGAGAAGATTTGGCACAATATATTGCAGACAATAGACCAAAGTTTCCTCTAAAGGAGATTTCATACGAGGCAATGCGTCAAGCATTTAAATCTTTACAGAAACAAGATGTATGGGAGTTTGTAAAACCTGTAGAACTATTAGAAAAAAATGTAAAAGAAAAGTATGATGATTACAAATATAATTTTAAAGACCATGGTCTAGGTATCATAGACGCACCATCTAATTTCAATGACATATCAAATTACTTTCATCAACATTTAAGATTGAATTGTGGTAGTTTTGGTTTTAAAGCACCAATAGATGTATGGGAGAATGGTACAGCGAAAGATATATGGCGTTGTCTAGGTCCTATATGGCGTGGTATCAATGGTATGAAACCTGTTGAAGTAGATAACAAAATAGAATTAAGAGGTGGTAGATTAGATGATAAGAGTTACATGTCAGCGTTTAGATTAGGTACATATATCGCAACACAATTTAAACCAAATGTAGCAAAGACAATCTATCAGATGACAAATGCTAAAAAAGTATTAGATACATCATGTGGTTGGGGCGATAGACTTGCAGGTTTCTTTACTAGTGACGCTGAAGAATATATCGGTTGTGATCCTAACCCTAATACTTACAAACAATATTTAAAACAAGTAGAAACATATAATAGTTTCTTATCTAAACCTAAAAAGGTAACTATCTATAACTGTGGTGCTGAAGATTTACCATGGGATAAAATTGACAATATAGATTGTGCATTTACAAGTCCACCATATTTCTCTACAGAAAGATATAACGAAGGTGGTGAAAAAGAAGAAAATCAATCATGGCATAAGTTTGATGAATATTCTAAATGGCGTGATGATTTTTATCTGCCTGTTGCTCAAAAGAGTTTTGAAAGGTCAAAGCATATGTTTGTAAACATCATGGACCCTAATATTAAGAATAAGAGATATTATTCAAGTGATGAATTAGTTGATAGTTTAAAAGATAACTTTGTAGGTCAGATAGGTATGAGGATTATGCAACGTCCTAAATCAGATAAGTTATTTGAAAGTGACGAAGAAAAAGCAGAGTTTATGAATAGAATATATATTGAAAACGTTTGGTGTTTTTCAAAAGAAAAACTAGATTACTTTAGACATAGTAGGAGAGCAACACTATTTTAGAGGCTTGACAATAGATACAAATACTGATATAATACATACACATAAGGAGAATTAATATGAGTGATTTTTTAAAAGATATAATAAAAGAAACTGGTAATGAATATGCCACACTAGTAAGTGAGGGTGTAGAAGCAGGTGACGTTGATTCGTTTATTGATACAGGTTCCCTTGCCTTTAATGCTTTACTATCAGGTTCAATCTATGGTGGTATGCCATCAAATAAAATTACAGCAATTGCAGGTGAAGCTGCAACAGGTAAAACTTTCTTTGCATTAGGAATTGTAAAAGCATTTTTAGATAAAAACAAAGACGCAGGTGTGATTTACTTTGAATCAGAAAGTGCGTTAACAAAAGATTTAGTTGAAAGTCGTGGTATAGACAGTAGCAGAATGGTTATTGTACCAGTCGCCACAGTACAAGAGTTTAGACATCAATCAATCAAAGTGATTGACAAATACCTAGAACAAGGTGAAGATAAAAGAAAACCTCTAATGTTTGTATTAGATAGTTTAGGTATGTTATCTACTACAAAAGAAATGGAAGATACTGCCGAAGGTAAAGAAACTAGAGATATGACTAGGTCGCAGATTGTAAAAGCTGCATTTAGAGTATTGACTTTAAAACTTGGCAAAGCAAAAGTACCTATGATTATGACCAATCATACATATGATGTTATCGGCTCAATGTTTCCTCAAAAGGAGATGGGCGGTGGTAGTGGTTTAAAATACGCTGCTAGTAATATCGTGTATCTATCTAAACGTAAAGAGAAAGATGGTAAAGAAATCATTGGTAATATTATTCATTGTAAGAATTATAAGTCAAGGTTGACAAAAGAGAATGCTTTGGTTGATGTAAGATTAACATACAAAGATGGCCTTGATAAGTACTATGGGTTATTAGAACTCGCTATCAAACATGGTATATTTAAATCAGTATCAACAAGAATAGAACTACCTGACGGAAGTAAACAATATGCTAAAACTATCAATAATGAACCTGATAAATTCTTTACTAAAGATGTTCTCACTCAAATTGACGAAGCAGCCAAAAAAGAATTCCTTTATGGCACAGAATAGATACGTCTTTGCTCAACGTGATGTTGATGATTATAGTTGTATAAAGATTGTAGAAGGACCTTACAAAGACATCATATACACATATGGTCATGTAAAGTTTGCCTCGGAAGAAAATGAAAGAGGTGAGCTGCCTTTAAAGTTTGATTATGATATTAAAAAGAATCCTAATGATGTTGATACAACAAGTATTGATTTTAGAAATTACATAGGCGACATATTAGTAGAGGTCGTAGAAAAACAATTAGAGAATGGTCAAATTAAGTTTCAAAAGTGATTATATATGTACATACAAAAATGTACTTAAAAAGGACCAATGTCAACACCTTATTGATAAGTTTGAAGATTCGCAACATCAACAATCTAAAACAAATTTAAAAGGTCATATGTCATTTACAGAAATTAATCTTAACATGTTTTCAGACTGGAAAGAATATGCAGATATAATCTTTCCTAAATTACGACAGGTTGTTGACAAATATGTAAAAGATGTTAATATAGACTCATTAAAACAATGGCCAGAAAAGTTTGGCTTTGAACAGATAAGATTTAAGAAGTATGAACCTAACAACGAAGATGAATTCCAAACACATGTAGATGTGACTAACTATAATAGTGCTAGAAGATTTTTAGTTTTTTTTATGTATTTAAATAACAATGATGGCGGCGAAACAACATTTCCTGATTATGATATATCAGTTAAACCAGAGGCAGGTAAGGTGCTTGTATTCCCACCATTGTGGACATTTAGACACGCAGGACAGAAACCAATCAATCAACCAAAGTATATTATAGGGAGTTATCTACATTATGTTTGAGAAGACACTTTTATCCAACCTAGTCTTTAACGAAGACTTTACAAGAAAAACATTACCGTTTATTA